CATCTGATGACCCTTCGCTCACGATTGCCTTGATCGACCTGGATAGCCATCTGCCTCCGGTCAAAGTCCATTTTACCGGTGAATGTGCCGGTTTTCATGATGCTCAGGATCTCCATCATGATGTTTTTGAGCTCAGAACTCTCTGCACCCTTGCCGGTATATCCTCCTCCGGCATAGCTCACCGCCATGGCCGCTTTAGGCACCGGCGCATACTGCATTGATACTCCTGGGATTATGTCCGCCAGCTTGATCCCCTTCTGCAGAGCTCCCCTCAGCCACATCAGCTGCGGTAAATTCTTGCGGGTGATTGCGGATTCAAACACGACCTCGTCCTTATGCACGATGCCCGCCTCTTCGTTGGGGTTCCCTTCACCCGTATATCCGCCACCGCCAAAGCCCTTGCGGAAGCTGTTGACCAGTCCGACCACTCCACCCATGACAGCCAGTGTAGCCAGTGGTGCAAATGGTCCCAACACCGGAGCAAACCACGCGGTTAATGCCGCCGCGACTTCAAATAGATATATAGCAACCTTTTTGACCGCTCCCCATACTGCCAGGGCGATTTGCCCCAAGAGGCTCTGTTTGAATAGCGCCAGCCTCGTTGTTTCACCAACTGCTGTAGCTGCGGTTTTAGCTGTTTCAGTTGTCTGATGCACCGCCAGAGAGTAAAGCATATTCCGCACCTGCTCAGCCAGCATATTGCCCAGAGTGGAGTACCAACTGTTGGCGACCGTGGAAAGCGCCTTCTTCCATTTCTCAGCCCCGGTCATGGTCTTATCCGTCATGGTGTCCCACAGGCTCTTCAGCCCGTCCACCATCCCGCTCCAAAGGCTTACAGCTAATTGATGCGTTCTGCGCCATTCAGTCTGGATGTCTGTCTGCGACCTCAGTTCAGCCTCTTTGCGATTGGCAAGTGCTTGCAGGTAGGCTGCGAGGTCTCCGTCATAGAGTAGTTTACGCAATGCCAGCTCTTCCGCTGTCACCTGCGTTTTGCCGGACTCGGCGTCTGCCAATGCCTGTTTTGATTTCTCCATCTGGCTCTTTAAGAGCTCGTGATACTTGTCCCATGTCGCAGCCATTTCCGTGCTAACGTTGAGCCCAAGCTCCTTCCAAGTCTTCAGCTTTTCAAGATATGCATCGAGCTCCGCTCTGGACTTCTCAAAGCCTTCGCGCTCTTTGTTGATCGCTTCCGCTCGCATAACCGCATCGAGATCGTTCATTGCCTTTAAATGACGGTCTTTGAGCGACTCCTGATCAGCGTTCCATTTTAATGTCAGCTCTTTACGCTGCAGCTGATACTGCTCTTCGGTCAGCCCCATGCCTTCCCAGTACTGATCCAGACTGGTGATGGCATCCGTGTATTTGCTGTTCAGCTCAGAAGTTTCTTTTGTGTGCTGATCCCGCATCTCATTCAGTCGCTGATCATGATACTGGTTCATCTGCTCATTGCCGGCAAGATAGTAGGTTTTTGCGATGCTGAGCTGTTTTTCAAACGCTGCAGAGTTCACCACCTCCATCATCTTGCTGTGTTGAGTAGCTGTTATGGTCTGATCACTCAGCGCCTTATCGAGGTTGTCTCGAAGGGTTTGCGCGTCGTTCTCGGCTCTCATGATGGCAATGCTAAACGGGCTTGCCCCAGTCTCAGCCAGTTCTTGGTTCACCTTATTGCGGTAGTTTTCAATCGATGATAATAGCGATTCATAGCTATTGGCGACAGCCCCGGTTCCTGATGCGCTGTCAACACCGGTTCCGCCCATGTTGCTTTCGTCGGTGCTTTGCAAACCTAAGCTGGCCGCAGCGGAATTTGCTCGCCGCTGATACTCTGCCAGATCTTTTTCGGCTTCTTTGAGCTCGTTTCTGATCTTGGCGATCTTATCTGCCTGGATATCGTAGTAGTCTCCGGGACCACCCAGAAGGCTGTCCGGAGGAGCAGCGCCAATGCCGCGGTTGACCTTTTCCATTAGGTCTAGACCTTCACCGGTTAAATTCTGCAGTTCGAGGCGCAGCTTGACGACCCTTGTCAACTGATCTCTATAGGTCGCTTCAAGCGCCTGGCTCATTTGATATTGAATGAGCTTTTCACGGGCTGTTGATAGAGACGATGCCACCTTATCCCATGCCCCTGCTTCGAGGTTTATGTTGCCGATCCACGTGCCATAGTTGTCATTGAGTTCCTGGGCAACTCGTTTCAGCTCCCGCTTTGCAGTCGCAGAGTTGGATTCTTCAGATCGCAAGGCTTTTAATCTTCCCACAAGCTGATCATAGTTCTCGACCTGCTTTTTGCCCTCCTTAGTCATCTCCTGGGTAGAATCCGTTAAATCATCAGTGGATTTTTTCGCCTTATCAGAGTTAGCCGCCCATACCCCAACCGCGACAGATACACCCATCAAAACCCATCCAACTGGGCCGATGGTTGCAAGGAAACTTTCTACGGCTACCGATGCAGCCGATATCGCAGCAGTAAAACTTCCGGTTGATATTGCAGCTCCGCCGGCAGCAATTGACAGCTTTATCCATGTTGCAGTTAGTAAAGGCATCAAAACCACTAACCCTTTTGCGAGAGGGGTCAGATTAGCAAACCACTCAACGATAGGTTTAAGCACTTTTATGAAACCACCAAGCACAGGTATAGCTATTTGACCAATCGTCTCGAGCATGTCACCCCATACATTTTTAAACTGCTCGATCGCCCCGGCCCCTGTTTTTGCTTCCGCTTCAGCCAGAGGGAATTTGTCGATTCCGATCTGTAGAAGCTGGGCGAACTTCTCGGCAGCCGTGCCGGTGTCGTCCAGAATGATGCCATATCTCCCCAGCGTTGCGAAGTTCCCTGCAGCTGCTTTACCCACCGCTTCCATTGCTGTAGCCAGATCCAGTCGATATGCGGCAGATATACCAATAGCAGCTTTTTGTGCTTTGACGAGAACGGTGTCGCTCATTTGCCCGATGTTTTGCATCAAAGCTGTGTTACTCAAAGTGAGATCATCTTCGTATTTAGTGAGATCCTGGAACGCCTCTGATTGCTGTGTTAGTTTTTCGACTAAGGATTCACTATAGATACCTGTTTGAAGCAGGCTTGCGCCTAATGCCGCTTGCGCTGCCTCCGCTTCCAGTTGTGGAGTGAGCAGTGCGTCCATCGCACGGGTGGCGATGTTAAACGCCCGCTCCACGCTATTGATCGCTAGTCCCCACATTGCCAGGCTGTCGCGGATGCTGAGGACTTTGCTCTTGGTCTTTTCAGCCGCTTTCTCAGTCTCCTGAGTAATGCGCTGGACTCCTTCGACCGCCCTAGTGCTGTCTATATCGATACTGGTATCAGCCTGGCTGACCTTCGTTTGAAAATCAGCCAGCGCCTTATCCAGTTCTTTGGTATCGAGTTTGACGCGTCCGGAGAGCACGTCATTCAAGTTCTTGCTAAACGTCTCTCCCATGCGAAGAGCGGTCTTCAGCCCTTCTGCGAAGAGAGTGAGATCTATACTGAGAGAGATGCTGCTATTAGCCATTATTCCTCATCCGGATCTATTGTAGGTTCTCGCTGGGCTTTGATCTCGGCGTATTTCTCCAGCATGTAGTATGCATCTGCCAGCTCCATCTCTCGATGATGGATTTTGATCTGCGACAAATGAAAATCGACATCAAGGATCAGATCTCCGGCTTCGGCTTTTCGTCGCGCGGTTTCGACCCAGTTGGCTGGATCGTTCCACCAGTCATTGCGTGGATGGCAGTCATTCGTCCCAGCTGCGCCAGATCCCCCATCACCCCCGCGACTTTCGTTTGCCAGGATGGAGGCATTTGCCACCACATAGCGGCGAAAAAATCGTTGATGACCCACATCACCGTACCGATCTCTTCGTTCATAAAATCGTTATCGCTGTCGGTGACGACCTGGCAAAATTCGTTGACCAAATCGGCATTCATCAGCGCGGTAAACACAGCTTTGACGATGTCACCGGAGCTGGCATTGCCATTTTCAAACAGCCCCTGCAGCCCCAGTTGCTTCATGACGGTTCGAAGGGCAAGCAGTACCCGCATATTCGTCTTTACCGGATAGCGCTTGCATTCGTCAGCTTTTGTAAAATCCATTAGTTCATCTCCCATGTTATAGGTGTGGGGGAGGGGATTAGCCTCCCCCATTGTTTATGGTCAAGGAGCCACAACTCCGCTAACCGTTAGTTTCAGCATGATCAGCGAATCCTCGATCTTGTCGGGTTCGCCGGTGAATTCCAATGTCACTTCTCCGTACTTCTTTGAGCCGTTGCCCTTGCCATTATCGACCAGGTTGACGTTGCGAACTATCACCGCAAAGGCGGGATTGTCGGCATCGACGTCGATGGCAGCAGGGTTTTTGAACGGAACAAATATGACGGTTACGGCATCGTCCATTGCGGGATCGTCCAGGAGCTTGATCATTTCAGGCGTCACAGCCAGGCTTTTGACCATGGCTCCGACTTCCAGGGCGCCGCGTTTTTTGCCGGCATGCACCTGTTCCGATTCGCGTTTCCAAAAGAACTCCAGTCCGTCTTTTGCCAGATCTCCGAGCGGTTCGAAGACCTGCGCCGGGCCGGTCATAAGCTTGTCGAGTTCGGTAGCGGTCTCCGGGATCTCGTCATCATCCATCGCCCCATGTGCAACGTACGCATGCATCTTGCACTTTAGGATGTTGGAAAAATCATTGATCGGAACGCTGTTATCAGGTTTGGTTAAGGGGCACATTACTTAGCCCTCCTTGCTTTATTTTGGTTCAGGTATTCTTCCGCCTTTTCGGGCGTCACCCGGATGATCGAGCCGATCGGCAATATGCCGACGCACTTGGTCAACACTAGCTTGACCTTTTTGATCACTTGGGGCTCAGGCTCGGGATCGGGTTCATCGTCGGACTGCTCCGGAAGATCGGGCTTATCATCAGTCATCTTGCTGTTCTGCCCGTCATCGATCATTTTGTCAGCCTTGGGCGCTTTCGGGTCCTTGGGCTTGCCGGGCTTTTTGGTGGTTTTAGGTTCAGCCATGGTTACTCCTAAATGCTGCAGGCCCAGTAAACGTGAACCACGCCTGCATAGGTTGTGTTGATTTCACCCGTGAAAAGCTGCATTTTCTTTACTTCAATTTCGTTTATCAGAGGAACGCTGTCGGGGATTCTCCCGCCGCATTTGCTCAAGTGAACATAGATCATCGATGCGATGTTTTCGCTGGAATCGGTAGCCTGTTTATAGTCGCCGACGCTGACGACCTCAAAGAATCCCTCGACGGTCTCTTCGCCGTCATCCGGATCTCGGTTGATATCGGTGACCTTGACTGCTACTGCCGGCAGTGCCGGGTATTCCTCCAGGCTCTTCAGCCCGGCATGAATTTCCTTTACCGCACTGCTCAGCCCCGGAATGGTCTCCATGTATGCCTTGAGAGCTGATTCGACTTGGTTAAATACGTTCATGTTAGCCTCCTTACGATCATTGAGTTGATCATAGCCAATTCTTCTTGGGTGATGTAGTTCCACGGTCTCAGTGCGTTCTGATATCCCGCATATTTGACCGGTGTTATCATCTCGATGTTTGTGCTGCTGATCCGCATGTCCGCCAAGATTGCCGATCGTAGCATTCCTGTCGATTGCATCAGCTTAGAATTAGCAGTATAGCGCTTTTTCCCTTCCGGGTTTTTCGATCTCAGCTTGCCCTTGACTTTGCGCTTGGGATTGTTCTTCCATGGGACTCCGCCGGTGATCGGAACGCTTGTTCCGTCCGACCGCGTGTACCAGGGGTTCATGAACGGATCCCAGTTGACTCCTCTCCCGCCCTGTTCACGGAACTGAACGATAATCCTGGAGTGCATATATGCGTGGATCTCCGGCGCAACCTGGCGAGCCAGTTTCTCCGGAGAGAGGGTCTTCAAGGCATCCGCTATATTCATCTGCTAAATCCGCTGAAGTTCTCGGGGGTCATGACGTTTTCGCGCGCAACGCTTGCCCCGGCAACCTTGGTGACGTAACCGTCCACTATCCGGTCACCGGATCTGATGTCTTTGAGCATCTGCTCAGCCCGGTCTTTATAGGTCGTGGTCTCCTCGCTCTCATCCCCGGTCTTTACCGGTCTGAAATAGTCGATCAAAGACGCATAGCATAACAGATAGCAGATCTCGCTGATGATGTTCGGAGTTGATGGGCTGTCGTCCCAAGCGGGGAACTTGCTTCCCCCTCGCATGGGGTAACGCTCACCTACGCTGCTGTCGATGTATCCGGAATAGTGTATGATCTCGGACACCACTCGCTCCAGCCAGATCGCGGTCAGCTCATCCGCCTCGGCCCCGGGATGCCTATCCTTCACAATGGAAGGATAGGCACTGGGGAATTTATCTGTTAGCCGTACCGGGTTCAGATACATCATGAGCTCGCTATGACGTTCTTGATCAGATATCCCTGCTTAGTATTGATGGTTTTGAGTCCATAGCAGGTAGTCTGAGTGTACAGCACGTTGAGGGACTTATCCTCTTCGTACGAATGGTAGTCAGTGAGCTTGTCGAACAGCACGGTGTGTACTCTGGCACCCATCTTCATCTCCTGGGCGCTGTGGATCGGATAGATCGCGCAGTGGTCGCCCCAGAAAGGTGTGAGGATCGGGTTCTTGGGACTGCCGGAGTTATACACGTTGTCTCCGACGATGATGTTGGTCACGCCCAGGACGTTCTTGATCTGCTCGTCGCTGAGCATGCCCATCTGGTTTTTGAAGAAGGCGATCAACTTCGGGTGAACTCGCAGAGCGTTGTACGCTTTGCGCCCAAGGACGAGGCTGTTGGGGATTGCGCCCATGTCGCGCACCGCTTCCATACCGGTCATGATGTCGCCGATGGGATCGGAGTCTTCATCGTTCCAGGCGACATTGTCGGTCTGGTACTCTGAGTCATAATAGGCTGCGCCAAACACGCGATCGGCGCAGTTCTTTTCGCGCTTTGCCTCGAGAAGGGTGATCAGCTTGGCAATCAGGGTTTCCTTGAGGTCGCTAAGCTGCTCCACTCCTGTTTCACGAGCCGCCTGGATCTCCTTTTTGGAGAGCAATCCGGCAAGGGCGTGGTCAAATACTTCCCACTTCTCGCTGCCGGTGGCGAAGTCGATCGTTTTGGCGTCTGCTCTGGGGGCGAGCTCGGTATCATAGATTAAGAGACCGTTCTCGTCCACGAAATAGCTGCCTTTATCGCGGGTCACCGGGATAGGAGGCAGTACCAGGCGGTTGATGTATGATGTGGGTGCATAGCCCTGGCTGAACTCTGTCAGCATCCGGTTTTCCATTTCTGCAAGGTCTAAAGGTCTAGGCATTTCTCCTCCTTATGCCCCGGTCTTGGTGCCGACGCCTACTGCGGGGTTGAGAAGAACGCTGACGCTCTCGTCTGCCCCGTTAGCTGCCGCCATGGCCGTACCGATGATATCGATGATGGTCCCGGCATTGGTGTTAGCCGGATCGTATTTGATCGCTTTGCCACTGGCATCGGATGAGAGCTTGTCACCAATGGCAAACGCTGCTCCGGATTTGACCAGGGCGAGGCCCTTGATCTTGACTACTATGCTGGTGCCGGAGTTTCCGCCATTGACGGCAACTCCGATCCCTTTGTTGACGGTGTGCTTGCCTTCGGCATCGACGATCTGCGCGGCAGTGATGGTTTCACCGGCTGCGATGGTCACGGTGTCGTCTTTTGACCCGCTCAGGGCAAAAGGCTTGACCATGACGCGGATCTCTGCGTTGGCACCACCGGCTGCGTCGATTGCAATACCCAGGATATCGACCGTGGTCCCTTGGGGAATGTCGCCGGGTTCGACTGCAATAGCCTTACCGTTGGCATCGGATGTGACGAGTGCGCCGGCACTGATGGCAGCGCCACTGATGACGTGAGTCACGCCATGCACGATCAGCGCGCAGGGCCGTCCCAGAGGTGTAGCCATTTCGACCACCCCGGCAGCCTTATTGGCGGTGTGCGCTCCATCCAACGTGGCAATGCAGTTCTCTGCCAGGTCTTCGGTCGCGTTGACCTGCAGGCGGTTGAGGATTTGTCTTGCGGTAGCCATTATTAAGCCTCCTTGATCTGTTTGAAGACGGCTTTTTTTGCCTCTTCAAAGGTGCAGTTGTTCTTTGCCTGGTAAGCTTTGATCTCGGCGTAGATCGCGTTGTCATCGCTCGTGTCGAGCTTGCCCTTGCGTTCGGGGTTTCCGCCCGTCTCGTCCAATGGAACGATGAGCTTGCCGGCGGCGGCCTTCTCCGCAAAGCCTGTGAGTTGAGCAATCAGCGCCAGCTTGTCACCCGTATGGGTCTCAACCAGGGCGATCATTGAGTCCTGCTCGGCTTTGCTCACTGCAAATCCCTGCAGGTCGGTTTTGAACTTGGTCATCGCAGTCTCGAGTCCGGTTTTTTGCATATCGGCGAGCTGCGTCTCTTGCTCTCGGAGCTTGGTCACCATTTGATCAGGAGTCATCCCGTACTTCGTCACGAAGCCGGAATCCATTTCTTTCATTCTGGTCACCATCTCATCGGGAGTCATGCCATACTTGGCTTTGAATTCGGCATCTGTCATTTCAGCCTCCTGTGCTGTTTTTGTGGTGGGGGTAGGCGGCTGGTCAGGATTGGCAGAGCGAAACGCAGCCCTGATCCCTTCCGCGAGTTTATCAATAAATTGTTTGAACGCGCCGGACTGCTCCTCAAATTCGAGGATCTCGTCCGGACAGCTGAATACTTCTCCGCCGCCGGCTTGCTTATACAGCTCCAGCTGGGGGAATTTGAAGTGCGGTGCAGTCCCGCCCAATAGCGCGAGTGCGCTGAATTCCGCCCGTTCGTTCTGGATCTCGACCGAGCGCGAGGGGTACTTCTTCTCTTTGATGACGTATTCGCCATAGTCCGAAAGATCGTCCATGTCGGCATAGAACGTGCCGCGTGGATCGTCCGTGGTGTTGCCCGGGTCGAGAACATAGTCAATGTTCTTCATGAAGCCCAGAGCTTCTTTTTCTGCGATCTCGCTGCTCAAGCCGTTATGCCCGATGATTATGGGGGGGTAGTAATCCCCCGCTGCCAGCTCTTGCATCCTGGTTTTGGCACGCTCAGCCCATGCCGCGTCATAGGCAAAACCGCGGATGATCCCGAGCTTAAATATCGGCACCCGCTTGATGCACTTTTTGCCTTTGTCATTCGTTATAGTTTCTACACGCATGGATTACTCCTTATTCATATCTGTAGATAGCCGGATTTTATTAACGTAGCGATTGTTGCCCCCAGTGCGAGTAGCCAGCCGCCCCACTTGATACCAAGCTCGACCACGCGGGTTCTTCGCTCGACGATCTCCATTCTGGTCTTTTCAAATCGCTTCATCTCGTTGTTCCAGTGATGGGGGAAGTCCTCGATCTTGAGGAATTTTCGTTCTGATTTATCCATGATTCTGGTCTCGGTGCAAACCAGCAGCTCTTTCACGTCGTCGATTTTCTTGTCCATCGCCTTTTGCGAATTCAGGATCTGGTTCAGCAGCAGTTCTAACGCATCCACTATTTCTATCTCCCTCGGGTAAATTCATAATCGTTTTGGGATGGCATCCACAAACTCTCCTCAATCTCTTCGCTCATGTGCACCGCTCTGACCGTGCACCGGCAGTTGTATTCAAAAGGAGGTTTCAGCCACTGCCATACCGGATCATCTATCCTGCGCGTATATCCCTGCAACGCCAGGTGGTGTTTACGAGTGGCGTCGTCATCGATGACCTCAATAGTCAGATATGGGAACTCAAGTTTATCGAGCCCGGTAAAAACCTTCATCCTGGAATCGGTATATTGGGTCTGCAGATTGGTTCTTAATACCGTCTCGATGTGATTGCCCTTGCCCATGAATCCGGCAGACTCAAATAGATCCACGACCTTCTGGTAAAATCCGGGCAGATCATCAGCTCCGCGGATCACCGCCTCCAGATCTTTCTGAATCTTGCTCATGATGCGGACTGAGTCTTGCCTGGCAACTGTAAACGCCATGCGTTTGGCAGCCTCTTCCAGACGCTCATAGTCTGCCTTGGGAACTGTCCGCTTGCGCTTGAACTCATTGATCATCTCGTCAAACGGCTTATAAAAGTATGTATAGTAGTCACTGGTTTCGACATCAGAATACGCCATGGGCTGGATTTCGTTCCTGGCGCTCATATAGCCCCGTAGCGCGCTGATAAGTAAAAATTGACTGTATATCCCACTCAGTTCTTTTTCTTCGAATTCTGCCAGCATCTGGGCGTCGATTTTCCGCTCAGTGGCAATGCGCTTGGCTAATCGCTCATATCGGCTGATCAGCTCACGCGTGCCCCGGTAGATTATCGATTCGTTCAGATCTACCTGCTGCCTGGCAATTCGATTTGTGGATGCAAAATGCTCGACCGGTGCATGGTCCTTGTTTTTTGCCCGATTGTCTATCCCTGTCTCCACGCTGGCACCTGGGTATAGCGGTGCGATCGGTTCGAGAACTTCCTCTCCGTTCGCCGCGATTGGGATTCCGGTAATCTCATGCACCCAAGCAGTGGGTATCTTCACCCCGGATCTCAGCATCGCCTCAATCCCCTGGGCAAAGCTGATAAATTGCGGGCTTGCCACCGCATTCCATTGGAACCTGGGATATCGCTCCGCGTCTTTAAAGTTATAATCGATTAGCGTACGGATGAGCTGCTGATTGATCGCGCTCGCGCTCGTGATGATGTCATAGGCAAAGTTGATGCTCATCACGTTCTCATGCACAGACCCCAATGCGTGGGATCCTGATCCGCCCTTGTTGGTCTCGACCACCAGAGTTGATCCGATGATCGCCTTTGATATCTCTGTGTTCGAAAAGTCGAGAAATCCTCGATAGTTGCTATCACCGGTGCGCATCGCCTCGAGGTATTCGAGTACCATGTTGTCAGGGATCAGCATCCCTGTCGCTTCATGTACCTCGCTGATGATCATCTCGGCTTTCTTCAGCTCCGCCTCGGTGGCATTAGCCGGGACCTTGAGTTTGACAAAAGGCTGACCAAACCGCTCTTCATATATAGACCAGAATTTTGCGCCGTTCTCTTTGAGCCAAACCCAAAAGGCGCAGACTGCTGCCATCGACTCGCCATACGGATTCTCATCGTCGAATCCGTTGATGAAATGGACAAACTTGTTGATGTCCAGATCCTGTTTTATCGGGTCTGTCTGGCGCAGCGTAAAATGCCCGAAGTCGTCACGTTTAAAGCTGTAGTATCGCTGGTCCTTATTTCTGATGCTGGCTAACCCCACGTAACCCTTGAATTTCCCCTTGTCCAAAAACTTATAGTTGATCTCACTGAGGCTGTATCCTCTGGAGATATGCCGCATCATCGCTGTGATATCCGCTTCAAACGACCCCGTCATTCTATCCAGCGCGTCCTGGACAAATTGTGCCATCACGAGATCCTGATCGCTGATCTCGAGCTTGCCGCTCTTGCCGATATCATAAGCCGGAGCGATCTTCCATCCACTCCTGATCAGCGCAGCCACCCTGGTATTCATCACGCTGATATAGTGCCCGTCCTTTTCAACGTGGTCATAAAGATAGTCGAGCCCCTTCGCGCGTATGATCGGATTGGGGTTCTCAAACGGAGAGTCACCCCTCTTGTTCTGCACGTCCTTGGGTGCAAGCCCGGTTTCTTTCATCACTGCGGACATTGCCGTTTTCATTCGTCACTCCAAAGGGGATACCCGGGGGAGGCGTTCCCCCGGGCTACATGGGGATGGATTAGCGGTTTCCCGCCAAAGAATATCACCATTTCTTGATCTGTTTGAGTAGCTTACCCGCCAAAGGCGAGCCAACTTTGAAAGCGGTGTTGATCAGTTCGACGAATGCCGGGATATTCCCCGCGACCTTCGTTGCCAGGCTAAGCTGGGGTTGGCTAAAATTGCGATTTATCAGCTCGACGGTCTTTTGCTTTTTGACGGCGAAGATGCCCTTGGCATCGATCTGTGCCTGATATTCGTTGATGACCGGAGTGGAGGCGAACATGTTATCAACTTCTTTCCAGAGGTTGTAGCCCATAAAAAGAATTTTGGTTAGCCGCTCCTTCTGGACCTTACGCCAGAACAGTCCGAAGACCACGACCAACATTGGGATCAGATACGTATTGATAAATCTATCCAGGCTCGGGCTAATGTGCGCGCTGCCTTCGTCAGGTTCACTGGTTTCGGCGGGGCTGTACGTAGTAGCCGCCGCGGTCGGGATGACGTTGCTGGGTTGGGCAATGCCGACGACGCTGTCATTCACTGCGCTTATCTGCTGCGAAGGAGGACTGGTCGGCTTTTTTGCCGCTGCCTCGGTCGCTACCGTAAAGCTCAGCATCAACATCATCATCGTAATGATCAAGATCAGCTTTTTCATGGTAAACTCCTTTGAGTTATTATTAGTTCGGTCTCAGTCGACCATTTCCCGCTCACCGAATATGTCGCAGTTACTTCTGTTATCTGCGCTCCGGCATACAGGTGCCTTATTTCTTTACAATCGTTATAGGAGAGAATGAACTTCCCCTTAATCTTCATGAGTGCTCGAGCCAGCTCTTCATGCTCGTTAAACGCCTCGGCATCATCTCGTTTATAAAGTCGTTCATGGTCATAGTACGGGGGATCGAGGTAAAACAGCGTGGTCTCGGAGTCGTAGCGGCTGATCAGGTCTTGCCACTTTTTCCTCTCGATGATCACGTGCCTGAGTCGCTCACTGGCTTTTAGCAGCTTGTCAGGATTGCGTAATGGCAAATAGCGGTAACCCCGGTTAATGCAGAAATTCTTGGATTGGCTCCCGTAGGAACATCCCAAAAGGTAGTAGAATCGTACTGCTCTGCCCAGCTCCGTTGTCGGCTCTGTTTTCATGTACTCATCAAAGACCTCGCGTGAGACGAGCTCCCGGTTGATCTCTGCCGCCAGACTCTCCGGATGGTGTTTTACCTGACGCCAAAAGTTGACCAGCTCACCATTGATATCATTATAGACCTCGGTATAGGGCATAGCCTTTCCGGTGCAGCCCCATGCCTTCTTGTCCGGGGACTTGCCAAAGAGCACCCACCCCGCTCCGCCAAACACTTCCACAAACGTAGCGTGTGGAGGGATCAAAGGGATGATCTTGGATCTCAAGAGCCGTTTACCGCCCACCCAGGAGATTATCGAATTTTGCATCCGTCCTCCCCATAGTTCATGATGATCAGCTCAGGATAGTCTTTGTCCGTTCCGGTGATGCCCTGCTTGCGGCTAACCGGGATTATCCTGTATCCCTCGTACAAACTCCTGATCAGCGGACTGTCGTCATATGACAATAGCCACCTACCGGATGTTTGGCTCAGGATATTCTTCAGCTCCTCATGGTCAAAGCCCTTGGCATTTTTGTATTCATGCCCTTGGCTATACGGTGGATCGAGGTAAAAGAAGTTGGTCTCAGCGTCATATTTGGAGATGCACTCCCGGTAGTCCAGGTTCTCAACCGTCACTTTATCCAGGCGTTTTGCCAGCGGCATGACTCTCTCCATTGCCAGGCTCATGCGAACCCCACCGCCGGACGTGGTCTTGCCGGTTCCAAAGCTGCTTCCTAAAGCGCCAAAACTATGACGGATCAGGTAAATGAATCGTGCCGCTCTCTGGATCTCGGTCACTCCGGGGATCTTCAAAAGGGTGTGAAACAGCTGCCGACTGTGCGGCAATAGCTCCAGCTCCTTTGAAACCTCGTCCGGATGAAACTTCACTTGCATGAACATATTGTACAGGTCGCTGTTGAGATCGTTCCAAACCTCGAGCCGCGCATGACGCTCTCGATGTAATAGCACCCATCCCGCTCCGCCAAACGGCTCGATATAGCCGCTGATCTTCTCAGGAATGAGTTTGACAATAGTCTCGCGCAACGCCTTCTTCCCGCCCATCCAAGTGATGATCGAGTCCATAAGGCTTACTCCTTTGCCTTACGCATTACACTATATACACACTATGGCTGTATTTATGTCTTTATGGTTTTATGCTGTTGGGGAAGGGGTTGGGCTCGTCGGGGAACTCTACGTCGGCATCATCTCCGCTTTCGGATTCGCTGTCCGGATCTTCGCCGCGCATTGCCTTGGCAATATCGATCCCGCCTTGGGTAACGATTTTCACCATCTCTTTCATCTCGTTCATGAAGGATATCGGATCCGCGGGCGCTTTCAAGTTTCCTTCAGGATTGGGATCGCTCTCCGTCTTGCTAGGATTCATTTTCATCTGGTCACTGGTGAGTCCCATGGCCGCCATCATATCGATGATCTTAGTGATCAGCGGATGAGCGGTGTGCTCCATGACAATGTGCTCTTTGCCGTCCTCGTCTTCATAACTGACGATTACGCCCTTGTAAACTTTAGGAGCGATCAGCTCCGTTCCCGTTTTATCTACCGCGTCCATGGAGCGTGTAAGCATGTCCGCCATTCTCGCGTGGGTTAGCCCGGCAAAGGTGCGCATCGCCTCGACGTCGCCATTCTCATACGCTGCGACAAAACGAAGCATATTATCGACCCGATACGGGCAGTACTTCAGAGCTCCGTCTCTGCACCGCTCCGCCTCATCACAGCTCTCGCATATGGAATATTTGCCATGTGCGGGAGCAAGGAGGTTTTTCTGCTGCGCATAAAGCCCGTGTGTCATTCCGTTAAGCGAAGATCTCCGCTTCCCGGCTTCCGTGCGTGGGCCTGTCGGATGCATCTTTTTCAGATTGGCATAGTAATGTGGGACTGCCCGCGCCCAGTCATGGCATAGCGGACAGCGTGAATAGTAGTTGAGTGGATCGTCAGCTCCGGTATCAGGTAAATCGATAGATGCGTGGCTTGGCTCGGAGAAGTCATTCGTATTCCAGTAATGACTGCACTCGGAGCACCAGAAGTGCTTATTGTCGACCATCGTTTCAGTTTGCTTATCCATACACGGGACATCATAGCACAATCCCCTTTAGCATGTCAAGACAATCTGCCATAAAAATGTAAATATGTTTAGATGGAACTATGGCTTTCGCTTTCTTTTCTGCTCTTTGTCGTTCTCTAATAGCATTTTAAGCACCTTCACACCGTAGCTGGTTTTTACCTTTGTCTTAGACAGAGGACTGTCTTTCGCGCTGTCACCTTTGATCATGTCCGCCGTGTGCAGATAGATCTGGGTTCGCTCCAGACTGCTATGCCCCATCCGCATTTGTATGGTGGTGACAGGAACTCCGGAGAGCGCCAGGTAAGTGCCATAGAAGTGGCGAAACGAGTGCGGGTTCGCAGCTCGCTCTACCTTTGCTTGTTCAGCTATCCGCTTCAGCATCAGCCATACCGATTTATGGCTCATCGGCCCCGGATCTATGTTTCGAGATGCTCCCTCATAATACCCACCCTGAGGCGCTTTTCGATAGTATATCGTGGTCCTTTGGAAGAGATGATCATCGCTTGTCAGTCCCCGACGAAACCTCGCATCCATATAGTAGGCGGTAAATGCCTCGGCAACGATTGCCTTCTCTTCGAGATAGCAGAACGGCACATACCTGGTTTTATTGCCTTTTGTTGCCGGGACAGTCATCACAAACTGCTTCTCCTCCATCACCACGTCCCGCACCTTCAGGGCACACAGCTCGCTGACCCGGATCCCGGTGTCTGCCAAGACACAGATGATTGCCGCATTGCGCTTTTGTTCAAACGTGTCCATTCCACAGGTCAGGATCATTCGCTCGACCTCATCCAGCCGCAGCACTTCCGGATGCTTGATGTACTCCCTGATCGCCTTGAGGTTCTTAGCCGGATTGGGCTGCTTGTAAGTTTCGGATAGCCACGCATAAAACTGCCTCAGCGCAGTCGCCATGATCCTTCTCGTATTCATCGCCATGCCACGTTTCTGCATAGCGGTCAGCACTCCGGCAATGTCGCCCTCTGATAAATCAGGAAGATACTCGTCCACACTGATAAGTTTAAAAAACTTCTTGAGCTGATGCCGATACATCCTGGCTGTCGATTCCCTCGCGCCATTGATCCCCACACAATGGGCAAAAAATTGATCTAATGCCTTTACTGTCCTAATACGCAAAAGTCCGTCCTCCCACCATTTTGACGTTGTCGAAATTGACTCTTTGGTTACTGTTTACTGTTAGCCACCGGACGCACATTCCCAATGCGTCCGTATCATCATCCCCGATATTGGCATTGTCAGCATGATATGCCGGATAGCTGCCCTTGGTCATAGTCTGTCTGATTCCCTGCAGCTGCACCGTTAGCCGTCTCAGCGCCACCGCCTCCGGACAATCATCCTTTGGATCGGCATAGGGCAACGATAAATCTCCCGTATGGATCCCGTGCTGCAGGAGCGAGTACATCTCGTGCTTGCCCTTGTCGTTGTTCCACATGGGCGAGATATACCATTTGTCCCAATTTGCCGGAGTGTTCTCCGGACAGTCATCCAGATTCTTATGCGTCAGCCCGCGATAGTAGGCAATGCGGTTGATCGCAGAGATGATATCGTGTTTAAGCGCATCACCGTATCCCCCATCTACCCGGTAATACTCGAGGATGTCACAGACTTCGTTCTGCAATAGTACCGGGTCCACGTCCGGTGCCCAGTTAAACCCATTTAACCACCGCTGGTACTTTCTCAATCCGGTGCTATACTCGCCCACAATTTGCAGCGAAAATACCGATGATGTGCTCTTCTGCCCGGCATGCCCGCAGTCAAACCCACATCCGACCGTCTCACCCGGCATCTTATCATACCTGTTTCCTCTGATGTATGGAACGGGGTAAAGCCCCCAAAGCATGCTCCGCTTCATTCCCGCACGGATGTACTTACCCCAGATATAGTTTTTGGACTCGGCAAACTGCAGTTTCATAGACCGCTTCCACTCGTCCGGGCTCATGCTCGCCCGTTGGGTCTCGACGATTTGCTTGTTCAGCACACCGGGAATCTGTAATAACGTGTCAACGTCAATGATACCCCAAACAGGATGATGCATTAGGTTCTTATACATCGTGGAAAGCACCGGGTCTTTGAGCAACCGGTAGATGTTCTCCCGCCCCATGATCGTGCCGGTAATGCGGATCCGCTTCTCACGCTTGTTTTTGATCTCTGCTGCCATACGGCGCATGATATCATCGCCAAATTTCTCCCACGTCCAGTCGTCGAACTCCTCGACCCGCGCGATAGACGTGTTGTGCCCTTCCATCTTCCCCATGATGGTATAGCACTTGGCGTTGGATCGGTTCATGAATTCATAGGTCTCACTCGAAAAGACAGGCTTCCCGTTGCGCTTGCGTAAAAAGGCTTTGAGGATCTGCGACCCATCGATCCAATCGTAGTGATATTTGAGCGTTTCTCTGCACTGGTCGAGTTTGGGAGCGTAAATCCTTAGGTCCTCGCCCGGATACATACAGGTCTCATAGATATCGACTGCCTCCGTGCACATCGTTTTCCCGCCCCTGGGAACCGAACACAAGAGCGTCAGCTCATGGTGCAGCATCTCGTCCATCCAGTAAATCTGATGCAGCTTAGGCATCCAGTCCAGTATATCCCGGCAGTACATTATACACATGGCTGTCACCATATCCGGATCATCCGTGCGGTATTTAACTATCCTCTGCTCTGCCGGTGATGCTACAAACATCGTCATATCGTTTCCCCCATCTTTATTCTGCAAAACTCATCATAGCTGAACTTAGCAAAGAACCGGCTCATCGCTGTCCATTGTGCCAGTCGGATATACTCTCTGCGGTATCGGCTGTCACCATATCGCATGACGTATGCTCGTTGATTTCGACCCTTCAAATAGTAGCATCTTGCCAATGCGTCCCGGAATAATGTCTCGATCTTGTCCGCGTCTGCGCCCATACCATACCCGGCTAATACGTACCAGGTGCTAAAGTGGATCTGATATTTATCCAGGAGATTGATCGCTTTTTCGACACTGCCATACTGCGAACTGTCATCGAACGCAAACCGATATCGCTTGTGTGGTGTTCTCGCCAATATCTCACAGATCTCATCATCCAACAGCCGATGATCAAGTCCCTGGTTCCAGTCGATTCGGATCTTGTGTTTCTGAGCATAAAGGCAGGTTTGCAGAAAAGCATCTCGATCAAATAAAACGTTGTTGTCCATAAGCTGAACGTCCCGTGCCTTCCCGTCCCATATTTCTTCAAGGCTCGCCACCTGCTTTACCTCGCCTTCTTTTTCATGAACAACGCAAAAGGCACAGCTCCGGTTGCATCCCCTTGTCACGAATCCGTAGTTTATCCTGGGCACAATACTCTCTATCTCTTCCGGAAGACGTTTCTTGATATCGTATCCGGTACCGCCAATGTCAACCCGGCACTTATCTGAATCCCAAAACATCCAGTCTTCAGCCTCTTGAGCGTTATCTGTAAACACTACGCTCACGTAAATCCGGCTAACCGTCCCCGCCATGATCGGCAGATCTCGGTGCACCACGTCTCCCCTATTCTCATGGAAGATGCGGATCTTTTCCAACGCCAAATTCGGATACGTTGTCTTGTCCATGTTGATCAGCAGGATGTCAGCCATTCTTTCTTCTTTCTTCTTTCTTCACTCTTCTTTCCCCACTATTCACTCTTCACTCTCCACTCTTCACTCTCTTTATTTCTTCCCACCCCGGACGCCTCGCCTTGAGATACTCAAACACCGTCACCTTCTCCAGAAAAAGGATCACATCGTTATCGCTTGCCGGTTCAATCCGCACGATCTTTGCATGCGCCTTTGCCGATCCGTAGATATCAGACTTCACCTTGTGATACGAATTCAGCTTCCAGTGCACCTTCCCGCTCGCGCGAAAGCGGTTGCATTCTCCCAGCCGGAACCGCTCGATCTGCTGATTATACAGTTGGATCATCTCTCCCTCCCCTCAAACAGGGAGCACTTATCCTGTCCCACGCACTCCGGTCTCCGGTAAGGTAACGCCATCTTCTCGTGCATACAAATATGGTAGCAGGAGTGCTTGCACAGGTAACTCTTTACAGATTTTTCCCTCATTGCTCGATGTCGCGTCATGATCCAATCCCCGTCTTGTCCATATCGTCATGCCAGTAGATCTTCAGATCATATTCCCTGGTCGATCCTCGACCATGCTTATCAACCTTGATCTTTGGCTTCTGCTTGAGCGAATGCGCCACACCACCGATCACAAGATAGGTGAGTGGCAGATCCTTGCCATAGCCTTCAATACACCGCTTGATCTCATTCAGCAAGTCGTTAAGCTCAGTCATTTCTCCACCTCCCGCATCGGCTTAGCCACATAAATAGCAAACTCCAGTTGCTCATCCAGCCACGTCCGGTACTCCTTGCTGAGCTTCAGATCCGTCACCCGCCCATGATGTATCCCAAGATGGCACCGCTGACAGAGCGGTGCCAAATTCAGGATCTGATTGTTATGAATATCACAGTCCAGATGATGCACTGTAAGCACAACCTTGGACCCGGTATCCGGATGATCCACGTTGTTCTCCGCTCCACAATTAGCGCACTTTCCAAACGTCCGCAGTTGCCGGGACAGCACCACGTATTCCCGTCCATACAGTTCATAGTCTATAGGCATGGAAACCTCGTAACACTGGCTTCAGCCGGTCGTTCATCGGACTTACGGCAGTTGTCCACAGGCGGTTCAAATAGCGTGATCCTCGCCTCAGCGGCATATCTCCCGGTCGCTTCCATAGCCTTCACTGCAGACTTCTTCATGTAATGCCAAAACGTATATTCCAGGTTCCAGCGGTACCAGTACCATCCTCTGCCAAATTCACCGACTCGATGCTCAAGCTTGTCCCCGCACCGGTGCACATAAGTGTTTTTCTTGGTGCTGTCCGGATGCGAAAAGCCCATCACCAATAGCCGATGATCCAGCGTGTTGATGGCATTGTTCTTGTTGCTTCTCATAGCTTCCTCTCAGACAAACCCTTCTTGACCGCATCGCGCAGAGTGCTGTCGTTCGGATCGTTTAGCTTTGCGGTAAACTCATCCATCAGGTGTTTAGCCAGGGGAGTCTCGTCATCCGTAAACTTGTGATACTGTCCTTCCAAGAAGTTGATGTTAAAGCAACCGGAAACGCCCTCTAACCACGCAACTCTTACCCCATGCATCAGGTTTTTAATTTGCGTCACCTTATAGGTAGCGGTCTCGTCATTACCATTGAACAGTCGATAAGCGGTAGGCATCCCTGGAACTTGAATGTCGCACTTGACCTTGACCTTGTCCCCCACTTCAGGATGGAAAAAGACTCTTCGCTTCTGCTCATACTCTTCCTTGGTCACAACCACGAACGTATAAAGATGCAGCTCCCCATAGTATTCTGGGAAGAATCTTGTGTAGGTATCCAGATACTGCTGTTTAGACTCAATTCCCTGCTTTGCCAAGTACTCTTCAGTCAGGTCATCCCATTTCTCCAGTATCCACCCGGTGATATAGACGTAGGCAAATGGCTCCGTCTGATAGTTCACCCGGCACTGCTGAAACGATCCGACTTTCCACTGCTTTCGCATCAGCCTGGTGTTGGTCTTTTCCCCGCTTAGGATCGGCTCGACGTACTCAGGTTTGAATAGCATCATGATTCAGCCCCCTTAGTTTCATCGACATTTGAAATGATCCGAACGACCCTCTCGCCATTAATGTTAATAAATGCCACTTTCGCAATCGCGGCAAGCGCACCCATCATCACTAATGAGTCAGAAATAGGTAACGGCAGGATATCATTAGCAATCACCTGGGCAGAGTGACAACAAACTGGGCACTTAATCTCTATACCGATGCTGTGCGGATTCCGTAAGTAAACGCTCTTTGACGCCATTACCGGATCAAACGCTTTAGGATATTTCTTAGATCCGGCTTGCAGTCCACACACTGGGCACTTTTCTATTATAGTCATCGCAGCCCCCTGCTGTAATGAACGACTATGCCGCGCTTCGGACAGATCATCTGCTTTTTTGCCATCTGTTCCAAGCTCATCCCGGTGCGGTTGCAGTAATTGTGCATGGTCACCCGCTCGCCCCGGTCTTTCATCGTGATGCTCGCCATAAAGAATGAGCAGATCCCGCCGGCACACTTAGTCTTAACCTTGCTCATGTTTTGCCGCCACATTATACCGTATGCTGTCCCGGTAGTTGTCATAAAACGTCCCATAGCTGATCAGCTCCCCATAAGCCTCGAGCTTCGCGCGAACTTCATCAGATGCCGGGTCTTTCTCCGTGTGCGGGTAGAGTATAGCAAAGGTGTCTCTCTCTTCAGTACAGAGAAGCAACGTATATACTTCTCGCAGCTTACCGGGCTCTGGAATTACGTAAATATGTTTATACAGATCATGCATGTCTGCCCAGAATTTTGATATTGTAGGGATCTTATTTACGCCCTCGATAAACTTAGCGATCAGCTTCCCGTCCTTGATCCGCTTATCCGGACGATACAAATTCCTGGATTTTTTCCATCCCGGGTTTGTCGGAAGTTTCTTGCATCCTTCAAACCAAATAGATCTCGTTAGGTCAGTAAAGAACTGCAGATCATCCTCGACCAGCCCCTGAGCCACTGACAATACGTCATTGACCATTCGGTCATATACTTCGGCGTGCTTATTAATCTCAGCCTGTATTTCAGCCGGATCGTGCACAATGCAGATTAGGTAGTGTTCTCCAATCATGATTATCCCCTTTTATTTTTGTTGATTATATCGTTCAGTCCAAAGGTGATTGTCGCAATCACCTGAAATACCCGCCTGCAACGCTTACACGTATGCTGCGGATTCCTATACTCATCGACCACCCCGGTGGTATCGACCAGGTTAGTTTTCCCACAATAAGGACACGCCATTCTCTCGAATGTGCGCCCCTGCCCGGTCACAGCCCGGTGGATCACATACGTCATGAGCGAGGCGATTCCGGCAATTGCCAGCACCCAGATCACCAGATCCCAGTTCATGATTTCGATCCTTTAATAGCCCACGTGCATCGGTGCGTCACAGTCCGGATGTATCGGTTCATGCGTATTTGCCGCAGCTCTTCCACCGCGAATGGCAGCAGGATCAGGAATGCTATAGTCACGACTATCATTTCCCACCGTCCTTATGCTTTGCCCCCTCGTGACACGCCCATGCTGTTATCATGGCAATGATGGATATAAAAGCAATTGCTGTGTGGTTATTGATTTTGATGATGGCGGTTAGTGCTATTATCAATATTGCTATTAATGCCGCAGTGTAGATCTTCATTTCCCACCATCCTGCTGATCATAGTAGTTGAGATCCTGCTCCTCTGCCTTGGGAGTGTCTGTCTGCTTCTCTTCCGAAACTTCTAATACCCGAATCTGCTTTTTGATTTGCCCATTGACCGTAATGTTCATGACGCCTGGCTCTATCTCGTTATGCTTGATAAACTCCAGCATAGTGAATATAAAATCGCTTTTAGAAACGTCGTCTTTGGTCTTCCAGTATTCCATACCGTCTTTGTCGATCCCGACTGTTCCGAAGTATATGTGCCCGGAGAATGGTGATATCCCCAGCTTTTTCTTTGAAGCTGCCATCTACTCCTCCCCCTCATGCACCTCTCTGGGTCTCTGATCTTCTGCGTCTCTGTGTTTCGCCAAAGCATCAGCATCCACATCCTCAGCCTTTGCGTCAGCCAATGCCCACGGGAACATCTCATGCAGATCCTCATGCTCTCGCACAAAGCTCCTGAACCACAGATAAGCAGCTCCCTGATCAACGCATTTGTCGCAGGTGATCACCAGGTTGTTATCATTCATCCCGACGTACCCACGCCCATAGCACCGCTTACAGTACTTGTGACTGCAGAGCTGGCGCATTTTCTCGCGCACCTGCTCGGCATAGACCTCAGGAAGAAGGCTCTTCTTGAGCTCTCCGGTATTCTCTTTCTTGCGGATCAGCCCCAGGCATCTGCGGCACATCTCGCCTCTGTCCAAATAGCTCACTATATCCCGCTCCATAGCCGGTGTTCCGCACCGGGGGCATATAGTCAGCTCAGATTCACGTTTTTGTTCCATGTGTATCCCCTTTTATTCGTTGTATTTTTGATAAACGGCTCTTTAATACCCTTTGCTTCAGGTGCCACGTTAAAGAGCCTTATATCACGTTGTGGCTTCACACTATGTATCATTTACAGTACCTTCCCCATCATGTATTTATCCATGCCCGGATAGCTGGGGGGAAAGTCGAGTTTGTACTGGTTCAGGACGGCATGCGTGGTCTGGATCTCGATCGGGTTCCGGGTTCTGATGTCTGGCAAGAGCCAGTCCAGAGCCGCGTATTGTTCAGGGGTCAGCCCATGCCAGTAGATGTAGTTGCGAAACTCCTCGCATTTGACCACTTCAGTCCATGGCACAGTTTTACCCGTCCAGGTCTTCAATGCGTTGCCGAGCCTATCCAGGTGACCCCAACACTCGATCTCTATCCCAATCGATTCCATCGCGTGTTTTTTGGTCGTCCCGGTGTGGTACGAGTAGTACTTTTCAGCAAAGTAGCTGCGGATCTGCCCGTTTCTGCGGATCGAGTAATGGACGTTAACGTAGTCTCGGATGTTTAGCGATGCCTCATAGCCCGGGAACATCCCCGCGGTGTAGTGCAAGACTACCATTTTTTTGATCGTCTCGATCTTGATATAGTCAGTCGATGGTACTACGATGATCTGTGGTTTCATTTCAAACCCCCATTTTCCATTTACGTGATTTTGCCCGGTACCATTTGATGATCGCGCGGCAAACCTGCCAGTATTCATCAGCCCGAAGCGATAGCCGGATCGGCATATCGTTGCGGTCATAGAAATCCGCGTCATGCTCGCTGTCGTGCCGGTAAACCACGCTGATTTTTTTGCTCGCTTCCGGAGCGTTCTCCGGCATCGATATCTTGGAGTAGGTAACGACGGTTTCCCACCCAACGACGTCCTTGGCAATAGCTGCCAAAATCCCGTCACTGCGCTTCCGCTCCCGCTCTTCCCTACCATTACACGCCCGTTCCAGCCAGGCTATACGCAACTCTAATTCACAACGCATCGTTCTATCTACCACCCGTTATTTTTTTGAGCCTCTCGATGAGGATCTTAGCTTCGTAAAACTTCAGTTCTTTGGATGACGCAGCCCCCAGCTTCTCCAGCTCAGCCCGGTATCGTTGCTCATCGATCCGCTGCTTGCTCTGTGTAGCATGGATCTGCTTGATCTGGATGTCTGTGACGTTCCCGCCTACCCGCTCCAGATCGGCATTGATCTCAGCTAAAAACGCATCAAAAGCCTCGGTGATCTTCTCCGCCTCTCCGGTAGGCGAGAATGCCTTGTCCGCATCCAAGACCTTATTCCAAAGCGCGGTCAGCCTTTGAGGCTCGATCTCATGATAATACGTTCGGAATGTTCCCTTGATCAGCTTATCCGTAGCTTCAAACCGCTTCTGGATCTCTGCCTCGCTATCTGTCAGATTGTTTTGTGGATCAAATTTAAATGCCATTAGTCGATCTCCTCATCTAAGCCCCAGCCTTCGATTTCCTTCCGGATGTTTTCTGGCAGTCTATCTACTCGTATGCCGACCGCTCGTTGCTGTTTTCTATGCGATCCCCGTCCAATGTAAACTCGGTCGCTTGCGCCTGATTCGTTAGGCTCTATGTAGTATCCCTCTGGTGCATGGCGCATATAGTCCAGTAGTCCACCCCGGCTGAGCGTTTCCGGCATAGAGGTCTTGTTTCCGTTTACTCTCCAGGAGTTATAGGCGGCGCCATAGTGCATATACAGGATCTTGCCCGTTTTCATGGCAAAGACTTCGTACGGGTTATCTTTGAAGATGACGCCGAGGTCGTAGAAGAAGCGGTAAACGATGTCTTCTGCCTGCTTGCGCCGCATGTCGCTGATGCATTCGTCTGCCAGCCACTTGAGAAAGTCGTTATCATGATCAGGTCTAAATCCATATAGGCTAAATCCCGCCGCGATGATTGAGTAATTGACGATCGTCCTGGGGTTATAGTCTCCGATTTTCGCCTTGACTGCCTTTGGCAGCTCGCTCATCAGTTGATCATATGCTTGCCAATAAGCCGCGATGTTCTCTTTGGTCTTGTTCTCGATCAGCCACCGCACCACGTGGGTGAGCTTTTTGCCCTCGGATTTCAGCAGGTAATATCCCTGTGAACCTTTTTCCGTGGGGCGCTCTTTTCTTAGCACCACGCACCTGGATAGAAACGCCTGGTTCTCCGGACGATCCTGCCCGGTAAGGAATAGTGAAGCATTGACCTGGCGCACCGTGCGCCCCTGCAATCCGCCTTTCCCGGAGCTAACTCGATTGTATATGTTTTTGATGATATCGATCTTTTTGTCCTGGCTCGTGTTCTGCCCCGAGGCATTGGCAAACTCTTCGATCCAATACGGTATGCATGATAGCTGTTCCATCGCCATGCTTATCCCTGCAGCAGTCGCTTCGCCCCAGTTCTCTCCCCCATTTCGGAAGCCCCACATATTCATGATGAATTGCATCGCTTCAGATTTACCTGTTCCGGGAGGTCCGTAAGCCAGGATGTACGGGAACTTGTTTTCCTTCGCCACGATCTCAGGCAGATATACCGATGATGCAAGTAATCCCATCGCCAGGTATCCTCGGAAGCTGATAGTTCTGCCTCGTTCGTCCGCGTCCCACATCTGCCAAACCCGGTCGATGATCGTGTGCACGTATTGCCATGTTGGGGTTCCCTCGATGTCTATGGTCGGAAGGTCTCCACCAAAGACTCTTACGTTTTTGGACTGATAACCCACGCCATCTATGACGATCACTTCCTGATCCGCCTCAGGGGTGTATAATTTGCCATTTTTGTACGCGCAATTCTGAAACAGCCAAACGTCGTGCTCTTTGATCCAGCCAAACCGGTTGAACCGGCAAGTGTATGATTTTATTGCCGCGCGATCTTCCTCAAGCTGCCAGACCTCTTTCAGGTCGTTCAGGGGACCGCTAAAATAGTATGGACCCACTGCCGCCAATGCCGCGTCGAACTTTGTCGAGTTGGTTCTCTGCTCGTTGCTCAGGATGATCGGTCTGCTGCAGCCTATAGCGGTATGCAGTGTCACCTCATAATATCGCACGTCCTCATCCTCAATGTAACGGACGATGTTCATCACGAAGTTGCTGATCACCTTCTTGGAGTCTTTAGTGCGCTTGATATACTGAGTCCCATACCGGCTGACGCTCAGCCCGTATTTCTCGTCCTCGTCTGCCTCTTCCCCATTGTCCTCTGATTTGAGTTTGATTTTGCGGATGATTGCCTTGGCAAATTCTGATTTAGCGTTGAGCCTTTCCTTCAGGATCTCCGTGTACATCCCCTTGATCATATCGTCAGGCTCACTGGTAATGACCTCAATAATCGGCTGTAGCGCTGCGGCAATCTTGGAAGGGTTCTGTTCATCTTCCGGCAATCGGTCGATCAGCCAGCTAACTGGATCTACAGATTTACGTAATACCTCGCGCACTGCGGCTTCCGGTTTTTCAGTTTTCGTAATTAGTTGATCGATGTCCTTGAACTCACCCAGCTCGCATATAGAAACATTGGCAGTCCCGGAGAGTGCCGCGATCAGCTTACGTGAGTACTTCTCCCCCGCCTGGTCATTGTCAAAGCACAGATAGACGTCTTTCCTGTCTATCCCGTCTTTTACTTCGGATCGCTCCGCCAGTGCCGCGATTTGGTCGTCACCCAGCCCACCTAATATACAGATCACATTGGTATATCCCAAATCGACCAGGCTGTTGCGGTCCTCTTGCCCCTCGACGAGGATCCAGGACGGCTGACCTAATGCATCATTGCCATAGAAAAGGCAATTCTTGAGCCGGTATTCATACTGGAGGTTATATACCTTGTCACCCTTGTTGATAGGCTTGGTGCTAAAATAGCATACCTGTGACCGCACAAATGAAGGATAGATGATCCTGTCCCCATTGAAAAAGTCATAGACTTTCCCCTGGTCATTCTTGCAGACCATCCCACTCGCCAGTTGATCCTCAAGCGGAATCTTCTGACCGCTCAGGTACTGATGCAGTCCGTTGGAGTATTTCCCGGCGGCAAACCCGATTTTTTCTTTGATCAGCGTCTCGCGCGAGCGCTTGCGTGTGTTCAGCATATGATCCATGCAGATCTTCGAGTTTAGTAGCTGCTGGTGGTACCACTCTGCGCTTAGGTTATATATCTGCTCCAGGGTCGCCTGTTTCGCGCTTTTATAGCCTTGTTTTGTTTCCCGGGCTATATTGTACTGCTGGCTGAGTGTTTCAATAGCAGTGCCAACACTGTCCGCCTTTCCCATGGCTATCTCAAAGTCGATGATGCTCCCCTGCGCTCCGCATGAGTAGCACTTGAAAGTGTTGCTTTCAAAGACCGTGAAACAATCGTTATGCCCGCAGATCGGGCAAGGGTTGATCCGGGTTGCTCTTCCGGCTCGCTCCGTCTTGCCATTTATATGGCTGAGGAGGTCTATCTGTTTGATGTTGTTTAATGCGTCGCCCATGTTATCCCTTAATAAAAAGCACCGCTGCCCGGCATTGTGCCGGGTGCGGTGTCGTGAGGAGGACTATGTGTCTGTGAATCACTGGAGGTCTAATATAGTTTTGACTTTATTGATGGTTTCATCGCTTGATCGCTGCCCTTTTAACACCTGGTAAAACCAGTTATAAGTGTATGGTACGTCACACTGTTTCCACAGCCGCTTGATCGACATCCTCTTTTCCAAGAGCCTGATCTTGACCTCTGTGTAAAAATCTTGGTTTGACATATTAACTCCGGTTAAATTATTGTCAGAGACATTGACAGCGTTTTAAGTTATACCTAATCTGTCAAGAACTATTTTAGGTAATCCTTAGAAAAAAGAAGGTGACAATGGAATCAATTATTGATCGTATCGTAAAAATCATGGATTTGAAGAAGTGGAAAAAATACGAGTTGGCTAATGCTATGGGTATTAGCTCTGCCTCTGTTTCAGGCTACTTTTCTGGATCTATGCCAAGCTATGAAAGCATAGTACGACTTGTTTCAGCTTGTCCGGAGATATCATCTAAGTGGATTCTTACAGGAGAGGGATCAATGAAAGAGCCGGTGGCGTCAGAGTTTGTGACGCTCGGAGTTTCTGGAGAAATAGCAGCGGGTGTACCTACTGAAATTAGTGAGGTTGAGCCATTAGACTATGTTAACATATCTACAACACAGTTAGGAAACCCATACGAGTATATAGCGCTTCGCGTTTACGGTGATTCAATGGCTCCGGTGATAGTTCACAATGATATTATCCTGCTTCATACTCGTTTCGATCCTTTTGATCTGGATGGTCAGATCTGTGCTGTTAAAGTTGATCAAGAAGTCACTCTCAAGCGGATCTGGATCAACGAAGCAGCTCGCCAAACGGTGCTATTACCCTATAACCATCACTATAAACCATTGGTATTATCAGAAGATAGCCCCGACTGTCGCATCATTGGTTACATGGTTTCGATGATCCGCAACTTCTGATTTTTTTTCTCCTCGTATTTACCCTGAACATGGCAGATTGCTGTCTTACTGTCTTACTGCCTTTTAGTTATTGATAACACAATCACTTATAACAAGACAGAAGCTTTTTCGTTCTGTCTTACTGTCTTGACTGTCTTGACTGTCTTACAACTGTCTTATTGGTATCTTATTATTAAATAGTATAGTTATATAGTGAATAAGACAGTAAGACAGTATTTTCCAAAATCGACGTGTTAAGGTGCGCACGCACATGTCCGCTTTTTCGTATATTTATGGTGCCATTCTCTGATCAGGAAGATCCTATACCGTCATTCCAGCGTAGGCTGGAATCCAGCATATCACCATGCCCTTCAGGGCATACCTCTTCACTCTTCACTATACACTATCCCAAAAAGAAACCCTCCGGATCTCTCCGGAGGATAGCCTAACCATAAATCCTTTATCGTTCGTGGCACTTCTTAGGCTGCCGTCTGCAGAGTAGCTCCGCCATCAGGTTGATCACTTCTTTGTAGTCCCCACATTCCCAGGCGTCATCGATTCGTTTCCGGATCTCAGACTCTTCCATCAGTTCCGAATTGAGCCATGGTCCTCTGAACTGGTTGAACCAGCTCTTATAGTAGCACCCGTCATCTGTTCGGATCGCATAAGCCGATACCGGTCGTTTCTCCCCCTCGGGGTAATCATTCTCATCGTGCAGGAATTCAAACTCTACCGTCTGGCTTTGCCCTTTGATCTCGATGTTTACTTCGTATCGCGTTGCTTTGTTCATTGTGTCCATCCTTATGTAGTTTATTTATGTCTCTACGTTTAAGGGTCGCGAAACAAAGTCAAATCCTTTCGCTGTATTTATGGAAATATGTTTTTATGGTATTACTGAAAGCGTAACACTGGCTTTAGCCCGTCTTCCAGCATATCACTATCCCGGATGGATTCCCTTTTGCCCCATAAAAAAAGAGCCCCGGATCTCTCCGGGGCACCTAACGCGGCCACAAACCGAGTGACCTAAATCTCCACTCAGGCTAATTTATATAAAGCCTGAGAACTGAACTCGCCACGCACGGCGATCCTGTCCTCACGGATCCAGGATTCTCAGGCAGGGGTCACCAACCTGACGTGCGTGTTCGTTCATGTTCGTTTCCTTTTTCTGACGATCTGTCTATTAGTCAAGACTTTTGTCAATACCAATGGCATATAACACTATCGTTTGTTTCGATATCTGCCACGTGGCGTGAAAATAAACATCCCAAACGCAGCGAAAAAAAGCGTTGCCAATAGCTTTAGTATCGTCATGTCTGCATCCTATGTTTTGTAAATGTTTGTCGGCTCAGTTTTAGGCTTTGCCTTTTGAACTGTCAGATATACATATTGATTTATGTCATTGCCAATAGCAGCTATAGCCATTAGCAATACTCCAACCGCAATAATAAGAAGACTGCTGCCCAATCCTGCAATATATAGCCACTTATTGGCAGATTGTTGGGTGATTTGCTCAGGAGTGGTGGGAGTTACTCCACCGTTAATCAATGACACTAACAATAACCCGATACCGAATACCATAATAAATACACCTATGGTAAACACTGCGACATACCTTTTTCTTTCCATTAGATCCTCCAGATCTCGTTTTTATTTAGCCCGCTTCCACTCAGCCATAGCCAGTCGGATGATCGCACTATTCGTTTGATTTCGCTGCCATCGCTGCATAAGCAGATTATTCCCCTTTATCGATTCCAAGAAAAGCCTTGTCTCATCCTGGCTCATTTCCGGCATCTGGATCTCATGAACCTCGTCATTACCGCGAAGGCTGGAATCCAGTTCCTTTCTTCTCTCTTCTTTCTTCACTCTTCTTTGCCGTAACGCCTCCGCCTGTGCCGGTGGATATAGCTCCGCCTTCCCGAAGGTAGTCCTGGAGTAGACTCCCAAATTCTTGATCTTATCCAGGCTCCGGATCAATTCCTTAGCCTTCTCATGGCAAAGCAGATCCCCATGCCGGTCCCTGGCATCCTTAGCCTGTTCCCGGCTCAGTCCGAGATCCAGTAAAATTCGATTGAGATCATCATCCTCATCCTGTGCTTTCTCCGGAAGTGGTGCTGCATCAGATGATGATGATACTCTTTGTGTACTCTCTGTAGTTACTCTTTGTTCATTATTACTATTGCAGGAATCCTGCATTTCGTATTTCCACTTTGTGGATCTATGTATTTCAGGAATCCCGCAGTACCTATTGCAGGATTCCTGCATTACGTCAGAATATGCTCGTTCAACAGCTTCGTTGACCCTCTTCCAATTAATCTGAAACCATGTCATCCGGCTGATATCCGTCCAGTACCAGATGAACGCATCCTGATCATATCCGGTTGATTTTGAGCTTAGCTTCTGTCCGATCCGCTTGAGCGCTGTCTCGAATTCCGTCCTGGTCATGCCAAGCTCTTCGACCCATGAGTCACCGGGATGATATTGATCGTGCTTGCATGGCTGCATGAATTTGTAAAAAGGGTTGGCTGAATGCATAGCCCAATACATAGCCTGGCACAGCAGCACAGTTGCTGTCAAACTGCCGGTCTCTCTGTTGAGCCTTGGTCGATAGCTGATGATCCGCTTATCATCCAGTATGATCAGCACGTCCTTGGATGGTCCGTGCATGGCGTTATCGTTCATCGTTAAAACCCCCATGTAGTTTTTCCAACAAAGCACCGGCGGTAAACTCCGTCAAGACAATTCTTTCCCGTAAATATGTATTTATGGAAATATGTATTGATGGCATTATCCCAGCTTCTCTTTCAGGAGATCCACTGCCTGGTCAAGCAGCATATTGATAGTCACCTTTTTGCCGGCTTCCACGCTCAACGCCGCCGATTTCATCTTGAGAAATTCCCAGTTCTCCAGCTTGATCCAATGGGTGATCTTGCGCATCTCCTCCGTAGGAAGCTCGTTTATCCCCGGAGCGTTCGCCCCATCCTTGAATTTTTTGATCTGCTGGCTTAGCGGAGCATCAGATCCGGTAGCCTCAGGTATCAGTCGCTTAGGCATGCTTCCTCCTTGAGTTCACGAAAGAACGCCGCAAATTCCTCTCGCGCTTTCATGTCGTTAGTTTGTTCCAATATCCCAAGGCCCTGCTCCATCGCATATTGATATTGAATCCTGGCAGCAAGCCTGGCTGTGAGGAATTTAACCGGATATGCGCTCTGCAGGTCCCGGATCAGCCCGTCCATCTCCTTGGTGGATTTGGCTACGTGGTTAACCAGGTTAAGAACTCCAAAAACCTTCAGATCTTTGTGGAATTTCATACTCTCTTTGACGATCTGCAGAGTAGCTTCGGTTGACCAGATGTCCGGAGCGCTGGGTTGGACAGGAACTAATACGATATCGCTGCACCCGATCGCGCCGCGGAAGATACTAATGTCCCTTCCCCCGACGTCGATGATCGAGGTTGCGAATTTGAGCTTCGGAACGTCGTCCTCGATCGTGTCGGTGGTGAGCTGGTAGATTGGAAACTGCGCCGCCTTGGTGTTGGCTTTGCGAAATTGACGAAATCCGGTTGACGTTGCTTGTTTGTCCGCATCGATCAGGCAGCAGTTGACTCCGTCAAGAGCCATCGCTACCGCCAGATTACACGCGATTGTGGATTTCCCACAACCGCCCTTTTGATTAACTATACTAATGATCATGATATCACACTCCCATGTTATTAATAGCCTTGTCCAGGCTCTGCCGAACCGTCTCTGGGTTTCTGTGCAGGTAACGCTCCAGGCTCGTGCTGGAATCGTGCCCGGAGACGAGCTTCAGTTCATGTTCTGTCCAGCCAAGCTCAGCCAGGTAGGTGAGCAGCAGATGACGCAGGTTGTGTGCATGCATGACGTCACCCACCCCGGCTTCCTTTCTCCATTTTTGAATGTAGGCTCGTAGGAACCGCGGATCGCTGAAGGGTCTGTGCCTTGGCATCCCCTCTTTATACGGTGGCTCAAACAGCCAAATATTTTTGGGGATGCTATCCACGTAGGCTCTGATCAGCGTGGCGAGCTTCGCCGGAATGGTCATGGTTTTATCCCTGCCGGCTTTCCGCTTCAGCATCAGGATCCTCGCCTTATCATAGCTGAGATCCAGATCCTCGACCTTTATTCCGATGACCTCGTCCGATCGAATGCCCATGTAGAGCAAGAGCTTGATCATGATCTGATGCATGAGGCTCTGCTTTTCGACCACCGCCATAAACCGCTTCAGCTCGTCCCCGTTCGGGATCGGCTTTACCGTTTTGTACGTCTTCGGTCTTTTCAGATTGAGCTCATCCCTGGCAATCTTGGACAGCTGCACAAACTCGGTGTAATCGAGGTCATATTTGTTGATCACCGCCATCAGATCCCTGATCGCGCCCTTACGTCTGGACCCGGATAGATCCACTCTTGCGTCAATTACCTTTGCCGCGCTTGCCATTGCTCGCCTCCAAGGGATTGTTCTTCATGTAATCATCCAAGGCTCTCCGGACAGCGTCACTGTTGGACATGCCCTTCTTCTTCAGCCGGTCCAAAAACTCAACCTGGTCGGCCCTCAGCGAAAATGTCTTTTTGACGTCGTTGCTTTGTAACATTATACGTCACCTCGTTCTATTTTACTACGCACCGCAGCCCGCAGTGATGGCATGCTGCTTCCTCCACATGGACGGAAGGGGACGCTCATAGGTTGATTATATCGACGAATCCAATACTGTCCATCCCGGTGTGCTATCTCAGCCCTGGGAGTTCCGTTATAAAATGCAACGTAGATAGTTGATGCGTCAGCGACAGACTGTATTTGCCGCGACGTCCGTTCGATTGATTTGATTGTTAGCATTTTGCACCTCGTTCGTTATTTATGATTATTTGAATCGTTGAGTACTGAATCCCGAACCGATCTTTGAACTTGCCACGAAGTTGACGCCTCTTTTGCCCCGATTCAGCCTCGATTTTGTCGAACCAGTTATTCATGGCATCCTTGTAATGCTCATATACCGGTCTGGCATCCTCGACCGTCTTGATCATCGCATTATTGGCATCCTGCCGTCTGCGTTCGTCTGCCGCGACCTTAGCTAGCGCCTTGGTCTTGAGAGCGTTGATGTATGCCGGGATAGTCATGTCGAGCTTGGTTAAAACCGCGATAGCCAGTTCATGCCAGTTGATGTGATCGAATGAACTGTATCCGTTATTCTCTCCGATCTCATAGTCGGCAGCCCCGTGCTGGTTCGCATAGGTAGGGGGGAGCTCGTGATCCGATATCCTGATCTTGATGGTTTGGTCAAACTCACCGTCTGCGGTCCACCTGGTCACCATCAGATAGTAGCTCTCGGATAGGGTAGAGGAGATCTCCTCGACACTCGTCCCCGGCTGGGTGAGCGCTTTTGCGAGCTTGTCAGTGGTCTGTCTGCATTGCTTTGAAGAGTTCATTATTACCTCCGTGCCCCGTTAGCTTGTCCCAACTGCGGGCTGAATAATGAGTCACTCTATATGGTGCACAATATAATCTTGTCAGACTATCTGTCAAGAAAAAAGATGACAAAAGGTGGTAAAGATTACCACTTTTTTACGTAAAGCCATCCATAAAGCCTTATGTATAAACGGAAAACTGGATTTCCATAAATATGCAAAATTCTTTGAATTTCCCCGAACTCTACCACTCAAAACGCTCCTCGGGGTGTGTATGGGGTGGGGGGGTCTGGTTTTCATAGCCCCCTCCCTCTCCCATGAGACCAATCCGCTCCATTCCGATAATAGCTAATATCGGAATGAAACTGCCTGATATGGACCTAATAACCGCCCGGATCAGCATGGATAACTGCTGCCTATTCCTCTACCATTTAAAAAGCGGTATGACCATTAATCACCAACTATTACCCGTTCGCTTGGTGCTTGGGTTTGGATTCAATGTCAAATTAAAGTTGTCTCCGATCGCCCACCCCTGCGGACTACTCTCTATCCTTACTGGTAATGCAATGGGCGTTTAATTACCGACCCTCGGCAAACGAGTCTCTGCGTGAGAGTATGTCGAGAGAAAGCTCTGGAGTGGGGGAGAGGAGAGGGTGGGGGATCATCGGGGCAAAAAAATACGGGCGGTGAACACTGCTGCTCATCCGCCCGGTAGTAGCGTTGCGTTAGGCTGACGTCACAATATCAACCTCACTTAATCTGTCAATAGGAATTTAAGCCGTCTTAATTATTGGCTCATCATGTGCAGCAATAAACGCGCGATCGCATCCGCCGCCTGGTATCTGATCGGCTCATGTTTGGGATGCAACGAATCAACATGTGACCCGCCATAGATGATCGGGAACCCAGTCTTACGAGTATCATACTGACTGATCTGTGACTGGTTCTCCGCGATTGTGGTATCGTAAAATCCCTCGATCCGATCACAGGTCGGGTATGCAGTAGAGTAAAATACTTTGCCCGCATACTGCGCCATCTGCGACAGTTCTCTGAACGCCTCATACTGATAGCGTTGCGACCGATCATACTGAACGGAATAGTCATCAGCCGGATAGTGTCCAAACTGCCCGACAAATCCGATTTTCGCATTCGCCCCGGCAGTTGAGTTGAGGATCATATCGAGCAAGAGCTGATACTTCGTCTTATAAACATCCTTCGTATAGTTCAATGGGATACGCTCATTATACCCAAGGAATATCGTCACGTAGTTTACCGCAGTAGCAGATACCTTATTAGACCTGCTATTGAACCACTCATCGAAATCCAGCCGGCTATTGGGGTGAGTCTCGTCAGGTGCGAACAAGAATCCATTTTGATGAATCGAGTCATTCGCCCCGGTAGCCGAAGATGCCGCCGCAATATTCGTCAGCGTCATAGTCTTGGTCGGGTTAGTCGCAGGGTACTGCAGTTGCAGTCCATTCGGGATTGGCGTATCCCAATCGACAGGCATAATCGTAAACACCCCTCCGGATCCATTCGTCCCGGATTTATAGGTAAACGTAAACGACTCACCATTCGCCCGGTACCACGTCACCGCCGATGGGTTTGAAGCATCAGAGGTAGTGCAGGTAGCCGTCAGCCCGCGTGTATAGCTCATGTAAGTTCGGATTGAGTAAGACCCAAGGCACTCAGTTGGAATCGTCCCACCGTTGCGGATCCGATAACCCAGCATCTCAATCCCCGGTCGATCTCCGGCTGCCAAGGCCGCCACAAGATAGTCGAGTTTAGCCTTCAGCTTCTCGAATACGACCCCTTCCCAAGATATCGAATCACCCAGGTATAAAACCCCTGGATTATTCCCGATATAGCCCTTTTTAAGGATAGTACGATCCGTGATTGTGATCGGCACCTCGTAACGATTAGAGGAGAACAGTCCCTTGGTAAACTTCACTGTCCCGGTCTTGATGCATCCTGCCTTGGTAGTAGGAGCAGGGGAGACCAGCGGAGGCGTATACGCGTTCTTCCGCATATCCCTCCGGGTATAGACGTTCGCGCCTCCCGTGGATGATGCGTAGCTGCCTGTATCGACTATAAACTCATGAGCCAGGAGCGGGATCCCGATCGACTCGTGGAATATCTCCAGGGCGCATGCCCCACCATCATTCGGACGTTTATCATCCGCAATCGCGTAAAACCGATCAGGAAGATAGACCTCGTTGAGTGTAGTAGTCGCTGATTCGACCGTAGTCAACCGCTTAGCCAGGTCAACGATGAGTTCCATCAGGATCCCGCTATTGACCTTATAATCAGCCTCACCATGGTAGATCTCAACATCCAGACCATAATAAGGCGCTGTAGAGTTCGATGTAGAGAACAGGCTCGATCCGTCCGTGTCCCGATTGCCGGAGTAAAACACCGTTCCATTCCTGCATGACTTAGTCGCGCCATCGTTCAGCCCGGCGTCCCAAGCCCCATAGTTCCATGAGCCATCCTGCTGATTCGTCACGGGCTGATCCGCAGACACAGCCACGTAGAAATAGTCCCCTGCGACGAGCTCGAGGACGTCCGCATCCGGAACCGTCACCGTCCAGTCGATAGCTGTCCCGGCTTCGAATGCAGTCCCAAGGATCTGGCTGGTAATGTTGACGTTTTTGCCCGTTAGCGGCTTTGCCGTTGCCAGGTTCCACTTACCATAATGCACATAGACCGCGGTAGGCGTATTCTGATACTTTTTGAGCCGACCGCAGATCCGCTTGATATTGAGCGTCTGGCCCGTTGGAACTACGAAATATCGGAGCAGGGTCTTGACCGCTCCGGACGTATGCCAGACCTTAGTCGGTGCATACCTCGCGGAATCCTCAGTCAACCCCCGTCCGCATTTGATAACGGAGCTTAGGTTAAATGTCCGGGTGATCCGGCTCTTCAGCGTTCCGTAGCCTGTGTCATCGACCTTACGCAGCACCTCAACACTAAACTTCGGCATATAAGTATCGGTCGCGCCATACGTCCCGCAAGCCGCTGATGACCCCGAAAACGCAGTCTGCAAAAACACCACATTCGAGTCAGATCCGGAGAAAGTCGGCAGTTCACCGGTACCGATCGTCGGCGCATTCTGATACCCATTCACCCGGTACTGCAAAAACGGTTTGATGTATTTGCCAGTATTGTCTCCGTTGTCGTTCCGAATGCCGACGAAAAACTTCGTCCCGGCACTGAGCAATATATTCATTGCGCTAAAGTCAGCCACGAAATCCACATACGTCGCGCCAACCGTCCAGGTGAGTTCGACCTCGCCCAACTTCGTAAGCGTAGCTGTCGAAGCCGCTGTTTTTACCCATGTGCCTACCACTATATAATAGGTAGTAGGAGCAACTCCTCCGGCATAGAATAGCCGTCCAGAAATCCTCTGAATAAGAACAGTGGTCAACGCCGGTACCTTGTAGAGAGATCCTAGGAATTTATTCCAGGATAAATTCGTCAAAGGCCGCAGTGACAAATCGTCTATATTGAAGGCTTCATAAGGATAGAGCCCGGCAGTAGCCAACACTCCGGACAAGGCATCCGGATGCAGCTTGTCCCCGGTTACCGCTTCATCCGCAATCTTGGCCGTAATCACAGCATCATTGGCTATTTGCCCCGTTCCAATCCCCAAATCCGCAATCTGCTCACCGGAGATCTGCTTAGGCGCGAACTTCTCCGCCGAAAGCCCCTCGAACCACGCTTCATAAGCGGTCGACACTGTTCCTATTTCGATCTGCAGCACGTCCAGATGAGCTGCCACAGTGGTGATCCTCATCGTCACCGCATTAGCCGGAACAGTGAGCTGTTTAGATGCAACGATCAATGCATGCAGTGATATCGAACTACCGCTGACAAACGCCCCGTTGGCGGCATAAAACGCCAGATAAACCAGTCCGGAGTCATAGACGTGGCTAAACACCAGTTGATTGCCGGCAGTCACGGGAATGTGCCCGCTTACGTAGTAGGCGCTGGCGGTAGTGGTAAGCACCCCGACGGCATCGACATATTTATTGATGATCACGTCCGCTTTGTTGAATAGGTTTTTACCCCGAACTATCCCCAGATACTCGCCGACCTTGTTGGACATCGCATCTGCAGCGATCTTGTCAGCTGTGACTGCACCGCTTGCAATTTTAGATGTTGTGACCGCGTCATCAGCCAGTTTAACGTCATCGACAGCTCCATCATCGAGCTTTTCCCACGTGACAGCCTTGTCCTCGATCTGGTCACTACCGATAGCGCCATCATCGATTTTTGCCCGGGTAACGGCTTTGCTCTGCAGCATCGCAGTTGCAATGACGTCATTCTCAAGGATCCATGATCTGGTATTCGTAAATGACGCACGTCGCGTCGCCTGTGGTGAGCTCAGTTTATAGAGCAAAACCGCATAGTTCTCATCCGGAGGACTAGTCTGCTCCGTAATCTGATCGATTGCTATCGTGATGTACTGGTCTGTCATGCTACCGCCTTATTTGTGTAAATATGGATTTATGGAAGGAGATCCGGTTCAATCGGGATCTCGATTATATCTGTGCCAAATACGATGATCATGCCGTCGTGAGTTCCGATCACCGGAATATACCTGCCCTCGGTAAATACCTGGATCTCTGCGACTGGCTCTTGAGTTACAAACGTGATATCCTCGAGTCGCTCGGCAACAGCTCTCTTCTCGTTGATATCGCGCACCGGGATTTTGCCCTTTGCCAGGACTTGATATGAAAATGAGTCCGGAACGTGTACGTTGTGCTTCGGCCATAGTGTGATCGGGACACCGTTTTTCTGCGACAGCTGGATGATCTCAAGAAGAGTGCTCAGCTTTGATGTATCATCGTCGTTAACGGATTCAAAAAACCCGGTGAATTGAATCTTATGCCCACGTACGCTCTGCATGGTTTCTTTTTTGTAGGTCACAAGCTCGCTCTTCACCGGGCTAACGTTCCCCTGCCTGATGTATGCTTTGTCCGGAGAGAACACCACGCTCGTAGTGGTCTCACCGATTGTAATCTCGAGTTTAACCCCGCCCATTCCGCCGATCGGCTTCATATGTCCTCCACCGGCACTGCGGTTTTTAACGTCAGCTCGATCCGTTGCGCCACCGCCCTTTTCGTGTTCAGATCAATAGGTTCCCAGTCGCTTGCCGGGATCACTTCCCAAAAGCGGTTGACGAGTGAGTTACTGACGTATTTTGGGTAAAAAGTAACTGCTGCCTTGGATGCATAGCTGTGGTTGATGATCCTCGCCATGAGCGCTATCAGCTCCTCATCTCCGCTGCTGACGTTTTCTACCGTGAGCCTAAACGTAAAATGGTACCCATCGATGACCTGCAGCTCTTTATCGTTGATAGTGACGGCTTCCCATCCCACCGGCTCGATCTCCGGCGGGCTGCAATAAGCCAGGCGCTTAGGAATAGTGACGTTGACGGGTTCTCCGTCGATCATCGTTTCCATCCTGATACCGCCGAAACCAAATAGCGGGCTCATATAGCACCGCCCATGGCCGTGACCCTTGCCACTGTTTTGCGAAGATCAACGTTGACTCCTGTGATCATCAGGATATATCCCTCCCAGCTTACCACGTCCCCGATCTGATAATCCAGAGTGGGGGGGAGCTCAAAGTCGAATGAATACGGGAGCTTTGCGCTCATCTCTTGGTTGTAGTAGGCTTCTACTCCGGATGCAATCTGCTCACCATCGGTCAAATATCCGCAATCGAGGCTGACTTCATCCGTTCCGCCATCCGTCCGCTCCACCTGGTAAGGTTCGGGCAGTGTGTATGCGGCGGATCCGGGCAGAACCATCCGGTTCATGAGCGAGCAGTTCATCCCGTCCGAGTCTATCCAGGCGCATAGCATTTTGAGCATGTCCGGCAGCAGGACGGAAACTTCGACGTCCTTCGCTTCTGCCGGGTGCACCATCATATTGGGATGATATTGCAAACTGAATTCTGTTCCGCTGATCACATAGCCGATGTCGTTGATCCGTAAATAGTTCACGTCATCATCGACTCGGATCGGATATCCGTCGGTGAGTTTCGTCTGTGCGTTGATAAACGCATCGATGGTTGCCTGGTTATAATCAGGCAATACACCATTGTTAGCTTGAAACTGCTGTCCGGACTCCGCGATATCTGTAACAGTGGTTCCGCTTATTGACCACTTCCGCCAATACAAATGCTGATAGTAGTCGGCATAGACCGTCGGAGGGCTTCCGGCAGTGATCAGGAGCGTGTCATAAAGACAGTATTCGACATACAGTGTTCCGCCACTCTCATACATGACGAAATATCGCAACCGGATGTTTGTGTATTCTGGACCGGGAAAGCTCGTCCAATCCAATATAGAATCGTTATCGGGAATGTAGTATGGCATCCACTCCAGATAGTCATACTCATCGAATATCTGGCAGCCGAACTGCCTAATCCCGCTCGGGATCCTCGGTCGAATCACGTTGTTTATCGCATAGATCACAGCTGTTTTAGGAATAAACGGATCTTCCGGAAGAACGTGTATCGTCAGCCCAGACCAGAAGTCCATATATACGTAAATCAGGTCACGCAGCTTGATATCTACCGTGTCAACCGAGGCAGACTGACGCTTTACCCCTGCGGGCCCCTTGACCGCTCCGGAAAACAGGATCTCATTATCGCGCTTGACCACGCCCCAGATTGGCAGGTATCCCCCTTCCAGCATCTCAGCTTCGGCAATATGCTCGTTTATCCACGCATCAAGGCGAAGGCTAAGTGTTGCCATGCGCCCTTCTTGCTGCGTAAACCCAACCCCTGAACAGCTCTTCTTATCGATTTCCAGGCTCAAGATATCGGCGTAGTCGGTATGCGCGGAAGTGCTTGTCCAAAACTCAACCCAGATCATCTGATGACCCTTCGCTCACGATTGCCTTGATCGACCTGGATAGCCATCTGCCTCCGGTCAAAGTCCATTTTACCGGTGAATGTGCCGGTTTTCATGATGCTCAGGATCTCCATCATGATGTTTT